ATTACTACTTAATATTGTCAAACCCTTAGTAAAAAATATTATAAAGAAGCTGACAAAGAAAAAAGAAAAGATAGAATAAAATAACCTTATCTAACATGGCGACAGATAGGGTGTCTAGGTGGGCAAGTTCCAACCCGTGCTTGCCTACTGGAATTTATGTTTGTGCGGTAATACCTGATTTGCCTTTTCTACAATTTCTATATCTTTGCATAAATTATAGTACGGGCTGTCTTTTTTAAATCTTATACCTGCAATAGCTTTTTCTCCGCAATGGCGTAATCTCGCCATGTGCCAATCAAGTTCAAGGTTCTTTAGCTTTTGTTTGTTTATATCATTTTGTACTTGAGCCGATTCTTTACATTGTCTTGTATATTGACGATCTAATGGAATACTAAAATTTAATGTAATTCCTGTGCCAAGTGCGTAACTATCTTTGTTTGTACCAGAATAATTTTGTTGATAAAAAAGAATATCACCTGGATTATCTGGCGTACCATCTCCTATAGCATTTCCATCATCATCAAAATCTCCAATAATATCTGTTTCGTCATAAACAGGCGTATAGTAAAAATCACGATACGGTTTGCGGTAGTTTGAATTAAATGTAGTAAACGGAGTTATGGTCATCATTGCACCCTGACAGACAACACCACCTCCAAATTGTGACTGGTGGAAACTGCCGTTATTCACATTCCAGTTTTGGTTCGTTACACTGCCAGAATTTGACTGACTTACAGAATTAGCTAAAACTCCTGTTGGTAAAAGGGCTATTGAAAGACAGAGGTAGTGGTAACTACGGATTCCGTTTCTATTTGTCGATTTATAGTTGTGACGTTCTGAAGCCCTGGTCCAGAATAACTTTCTGTAAATTGAAAAGCATCTCCTGATGTAGGATTTGTAAGAGTCCAGTTTGGCTTGGTTGTCAGATCTGCTCCTTTCCATGTATAACTTTGTCCTCCTACTGTTCCTGTAACTTGAGTTGCATCGGGTGAAATATCTCCTGACGCAGAAATGCCTGTACCTGTAACTGTGTATTCGTAACCTGTTTTATAGTCTTTCGAGGTGATTGATTCTGTAATTGATGTTGTTGTATTAGTCGTACTGGACATCGTACCAGTTGTAAAATTAGGAACGATATTTGCGTTAACTGGTAAAGCATATATAAAAAACAGTAATAAAAGCTTTCGCATAGCTCATCAGTCTACTGTGAGAGAAGTTACGTATTGTCCTGTAGCAGTTGTACCTGAACCACCTGCTGTGACTGTTACAACATGATTATCAACTGTACCTGCAAGTGAACCTGCTGTACCCCCCGAAGTAGAGGTCAAATCCCCGAAGGGTGAGACTTCGCCAGTGGTCAAACTTGTTGATATAGTATCACCTGTTGTATGTGAGACTGTGTATGAAAAAGATTCACCGTCTGTCAGTTGACTTGCTGTAATTGGTGTATAAGCATTTACGCCGTTAGTCGCTGCTCCTAGTCCTCCAAGACTTCCAGCAGTTGTACCATCGGTTGTATTTACTCCCGTTCCAGAAACAGAATAAGAATTTCCAATACGATCTGCTGTGGTTCCTGGTGCTGCCACTTCAAGTTTTACCGAAGAAGTTATTGAAGAAGTTATATCAGCATAAGCTGGTGCGGACACAAGAAAAATGAAAGGTAGTAGTCTTTTCATTTAATACCTACTTTGTTTTTACTATTATCTACTATTTTAGGACCATTGCTGTTACTTATGCCACTTTTCTTCTGTCCTACACTAATTCCATAACTTCCAAGCACTCCCGAAACCAAACCAGCCGTGAACGCTCCATCAATCCTTACCTTGCCCATGTACCCTAAAGTCATCATTGATAAACTCCAGGTCAAAATCAAAAATCGGATAGCGTGACCAAAGAGTTCACCCCATTCGATGCCTTCCTTTTCTTCTTTCTCTTCAGCCATAAAAGTAAAGATTCTTGTCTAATACTAGCAAGTTAGCTATGTTTGGGAAGTAACACATAAAAACGATGGTAAAAATTCTAAAACCTATTCTTTTAATCTTTATAAAATCAAAAGCAATGAAAAGATTAATACTGGATTTGTTAAAGGCTATAGCTAAACAAACGGATAATACAATAGACGATCAAGCGGTAGCTTTTATTGAATCCAGAATGTTCCCAGGATCTAATACAAATCTTCAATGACATGAAAGATTCTTTTTTTCAAATAATCTTTGAATCACCTTCAGCTGAACTTGAACTTTCTACAGAATTAAAATGCAGAGAAGTGATGAAGTCAAATGATATAGAAAAAATAAAAGCATTTTGTTGCGATCTTGTAAGGAATCAAGCAAAAATGGATACTGTACTTGCATCTTCATTGGCACGCTTAGCTGAACAAGAGTCAAAGAAAATGATTGAAGAAAAAATTGGTAAAGCAAAAGGTATAAACAAACTGTTATTTCTTTTTCATCAATTTATGATTATGAAACAGATAGAAAAAATTATGAAAACAAGCCGTCCTCAAAGTCCTTGATTTCTTGATCTGTAAAATCTTTTATAAGCATTTTTGAAACTTTATCTATTTGATAATTATGTTTTAAAACAGTAGTTCTAATAAATTCTGTAACCCATTTACCGTTAGTAATAACTTGTGCTTTACCTCTTTCATTAATAAAAACATAATGGTCATAACCTTTTAAATCATGATCTAAAAGTTTTTTTTCTAAATTTTTAAGTCTATTTTTTTTAAGTATCTTAAGTTTATCGTCAAAAAATTTGCTCATTGTAATAAAGATCTAGTACACGTTTTAATGGTATTGCAGCAACTTGTGGCACTACTGAATTTCCGA